CCCCATTAAAAGAACTACTTACAGAAACTCAATTCAATCAAAATGTCAAAGAACAAAATGAACTATTTGACTTCTAAAAAATTAACGCATCAGTAGTAATCATAAAACACAAAACATCATGATATCCCAAGCAGCAAAAAGAAATACAATTATAGCTGCTATACTAGCCTCGCTGGTAATTCTTGCAGCAACTATTAATCTCGTCGGATTTAAAAGGATTGACATTGACATTGAAGATTTTATCGAAGGATTTATAGTAGGAATATGCTTAGAGTTTATAGTAATTTGGGTTATTGGATTAATAACCACAGCCGTTAAAAAGGAGAAGAATGAAGATGCTGAATCTAAAGATTTAGCGCTTAATAAAGTTTACCTATCAATAGGTATGCTGAACCTGTTAATAGGTATAATTCTTAAAAAAATAAGTTTTACTGGTGATTGGATTCAGTTTGTAACTGGAATTCTTTTTATCACTTCCATCATTTTTACTATGATGTACTTGGTTGGGTTGAGAAAAGTGAAGATAGGTTAAAATCCAAATTACGATTTCGGGTCTTACGCCCGCTGGCGCACGAACAATGTTGTTTAGTTAAGGTTTTTTGGTTTGAATATCGAAAGACTTTGATAATGCAAGAGAAAATTATCAATTTGCCTTATCGTTTTCAGACCATTTACCAAATGATGGTTATGGTAGCCCGCTTCAACTTTTCTTATACCTTGATAGGGAATCGCCCGCAATCCCTTACTGGCCATACCGCCAACGTTATAATTGAAAATTAGCACTTCCGATTTCTCCTCGAACCCCTTTTCTGTCCTTTTTCGCCCTCCCTCCATTCCGTAGTTTTCGGAATGATCTACTTTTTCACCCCTTATAGCTTCAATTTCAAACTGCTGGATGCAATTTCTGGTTGCATAGAACTGCTGAAACTAGATGACTAGGCAGTAATCATGGATGGAGACACCATGTTCCTGCAGCCGGATTTCGGGCACCAGATTCAGCAACATATTGAAAACCATCCGGAAGCAGGGATCTTTACATGCTTCGCTTCCCGGTGCCACTACAAAATTCAACAGGTCCCCAGAGCAGATATGTTGAATGATTCAATCCTGTATCATAAAGAAATTGCAGACGAGGTGAAACAAGTATCCGCCAGTAGTTCCTCTACCATCACCCGCCGCATCGCCGGGCACCTGATGGCGATCCGTAAATCAACCTGGGATAAGATCCTGCCGGTGGTTCGCGTAACCGCCTCCGAAAAACAAATACTTGGAGTAGACACAAAAATCAGCAACGCAATTCTTAATGCCGGCTTGGAAATACGACTCATGAGAGATATTTATCTCCTCCATTATTGCCGGTTGGCTGAAGGATTTGATTACACCAAACATATTGAACCATGCACAAAAGAGTAAAAGACTTTATCCTGGGGATAAAACAAATTCATCCGGAATATTTCCAGAATGCTGACGTCCTGGATTGCGGTTCCCTGGACATCAATGGAAATAACCGTCCCTTCTTTATCGATTCCCACTATACCGGAATAGATATAGTGGACGGTAAAAATGTCGATATCGTAACTCGCGTATGCGATTACATCCCGAATAAATTATTCGATGTGGTAATCTCCACCGAAATGCTCGAGCATGATGAATCATTCGATGAATCCCTGCAAAAAATGTTTTGGTTCCTTCGCCCTGGCGGGCTCCTGGTCATTACCGCAGCAGGACTTGGGCGTGAAGAACACGGAACTACAGATCACCACCCTAAGGATAGCCCTTTAACCCATGACTACTATCAGAATCTTGATGCCGTGGATTTCACAGCCTGGCTGCCAACTGATTTTTTTAGTGAATGGCAACTATCCCACCTCAATACCGATATCCGATTTTATGGAATAAAAGCATATGAAACCTATTGATATAGTCTATGTCCTGGGCACCGGTTCCGGGTGGTCCGATAACGAGATACGGTTTTCACTCCGGTCCGTATTCAAAAACCTCCCGAATATCGGCCAGATTTTTATCGTTGGAGAAAAACCGGCCGGATTGAAAGGATTCATTCACATTGATCATCCGGATGAATTTCCATCAAACAATGCCGATGGAAACATCATTCGAAAGGTTCTCCGGACATGCCAGGACCCACGCTTATCTGAGAAGTTCCTGTTTATCAATGATGACCATATCATCATGAAACCTATGCGTGCCGATCGCATCCCACCGTTCCATAAAGGTGATATGAAATCCTTTCACCTGGACTACTTCGGCTTAAACGAGTGGCGGAAAAGTCTATACAAAACCATGATTACCCTGGAGCAACAAAACCTCCCTACCCTTCACTTCGATTGCCACACGCCGATCATTTTCGAAAAGGAAAAGTTTGTCGATGCCATGTCGAGGTTCGATTACGGGGAAGGTATCGGCCTAACCATGAAATCACTGTATGGCAATATCCACTATCCGAATGCTCCCTGCCTGGATGGTCAGAAGAAAACAGCATTCCGATTTTATACCCTCGGGCAGCTGCAGCAACGATTCGAGCGGGCATCCCTGCTGTCATTCAATGATGATGGCCTGAACGATAGTCTGAAAGTATTCCTTCACCAAAACTTTCAACTGCCCTCACCCCTGGAAACCGGCCCGATGGAAGATAAAATCATCGAGATTTATATAGCCTGCCGGGAATCCTTGTCCTATACCTACGCCCTGGAAACCTATCTCAAATACTCTAAAAACAACAACCTCAAAATGCTTTTCAAATCAGACCGCAACAACCGGTTCGACAACAAGCTCAAATACTTACTTGAACAAAAACTCATTAACTTATGACTCAGCAGGAAATCGATACGATCCATGCCTGGCTGGATTCCGGCAGAAATTACGCAGACGGCATTCGCCTACTGGAAAAACATTCAAAAAATCAGGCCATGACGCGTATTTTCGAAGGCCGGGAGTACCGGTACGCTGTTAAACTGGCGTATGAACTGAGGAAACTGATCACGGATAAACCATCCCTGAAGGCACCAGAACCTAAAAAAGTAAAGCCATCAGGACTCCATAAGCCCTGGCCGGTAAATCTTGACCTGCAGGAAATCCGTCAAACGGATCCAAACCTCCCACCCATTATTGTCCGTATCATTGCCGAATTCTCCGACCTCTATAACAACCGGTCAATCGCCCATAAATCATTGAAGGCCATTCCACCGGATAACCGCCAGGAGAATGTCGAATACCGCCGGATCACTGTCGAAAAAATCCGTGGCTACTCCGACCGCATGGAGGAACTGCATCATTACCACGAAGAGTACAATACCAAGAACATCATACCCGATCAGCAGATCCTATACCCTTCAAAGAAACCGGTGGCTCCAACCCCGGAACCTGATGACCTGGATAAACTCGCTCACCTTCGGAGCAACCTCATTAAATCCCTCAACCGGGATAACAATCTGGTGAACTTCCAGGCTATTACCAAACAACCGGTCAGTAGTCCGATGCCGGCCGGACCTCGCCGTACTGCTCTTCTTTCCCGCATCAAGGAACGTAAAACCGAAATCGCTAAATTAAACTCCCGCCTCGATGGTATTAATAAAGTCCTCTCTGCTGTTAGCCCCGCTGACGGAAAACAATAAACTTAAAAGTTCCATGATCCCATTGGCACTCGTTGAAACGGATGCCGATCCGGATCCTGACCTGGTTGAAGTGGTTCCTGGAGTAATCACCCGTTCAATCGGCTTATTGGAGCATGGCCGGCAGAAACACTACTATTCCGATGGCAATTTTAATTTAATCAGGCTGATCTTTCATTTGCTGAAGCAGACAGGACCCGCCCATGTATTCATGACCACCTATTCTATTTCGCAGCAATCACTTGAAAAGGTTCAAAGCGCCCTGAACAAAAAGGATCTGCTATCCATCCGCTTTTTGATCGATAACCGCGTTAAGGTCATGAGCCCGAAACCTTTTCAGATGCTTCGCCAGTCATTCATCTATCGGTGCGTATCCCTTCATGCCAAAGTGGCGCTCATTGAAAATGAGCAGTGGAGAATCTCAATTGTCACCTCGCAGAACGCAACCGATAACCCCAAGCTGGAGAGAGGGGTAATCTTCACTGATGATCTGATCTTTAAATTCGATAAAACCCAACTGGAAAATGCTTTTAACAGAGGAACAGATTAGCGAAATCCAGAGCATGGCCGAATTGTTTTTCAGCCTGGATCAGATCGCAGTCAACGCGGAAATAGACCCTCAGGAATTCCGGGAGGAAGTGGAATCCAAATCCGGGGAAGCCTACACAGCATACATGCGTGGCTGGTTTAAAGGGGAGATCCCGCTTCGCAAATCCATTGCCGAGGCAGCGGCCAACGGATCCAACCCCGCCCAGCAAATGCTACTCACCATGATTCAGAACGCTTCAATCGATAAACTATGAGTTACCATATAACCTCCCTGGAAGATCAGAACTGGCAAACCGTCAAACGTACCATACTGAATCCCGAAACCAGCCAGCTTCCCGAAGAACAAACCGCCATGATTTGCCGGATTATCAGTCTGGCCAGACTCATCGACCGTCACCCCCAGGGGAAAACAGCCATCACCCTGCACATGAACAAGTACCCGGAAATCTCCCGCCGCACCGCCACCCGCGATCTGCAATGCGCCCGGGATCTGAACGTAACCCAGCAATCATTCAATTATGACTTTTGGCACAACTGGCTGGTGAATGACATCATTGATCAGATCCAGGCGGCCAAGTCCCGGGGAGATCTCCGCAACTGGTCGGCCGGCCATGCGAACCTTATTCGCGCCATCGGAGAAAAAATACCCGAGGAAAAGGACCCGAAACTGGTGGAAAAGCACACGTTCCTGATCCAGCTGAACCACCACTCCAAAACCATCAACATCGACATGAAGGATATCGATACCTACAGCCCGGCTGAACTCAAGGCAATATCCGATGGGATTTATACCGAGATCTCGGAAGAAGATACCGTGGAAATCTTTAAAACATGACAGAAGAATTAACGCTCAACCGCCCGCAGCTTTCCTCCCTGCTGCTGAACCCAAAATCCAAGTGTGATATTTGGAGCCGTGCCACCGGGAAATCATTCCTCGTTGGGTGGGATATCAATGTCGTGAACCGCCGGATGCCAAGGGCTCTTACCTCCGTTACCGGTCAGACTTATGGACAACTGCTCACCCGGACGCTGCCATCTACATTCAAATTCCTGGAAGCCATGGGTTACGAGAAGGATAAAAACTATGTAGTTGGTCGCCGGCCGCCCTCTACCTTCCTTACCCCGTATGAAAAGATCATGAAATTCGATAATGTCATCTCCTTCGCCAACGGAAATGCCATTCTCATGCTATCCCAGGATCGTATCGGATCGGCCCGTGGTCCGAACGTGGATTATGAAATACTGGATGAAGCCCTCACCATCGATAAAGAACGCTATGACCAGGAAACCTCTCCTACCAACCGTGGCAATGAGGATCTGTGGGGTCCGAACTCCGGGAACTTTGTTCCATTCCACCACGGCTATCATTACGTTTCATCGATGCCGTATTCCCAAACACAAAAGTGGCTACTTGATTTCGCCGGTTATTACGAAACCGAATCCGGACTCCAAATATTCACGATCTGGAACCGGATCGTAAAACTCCAAATGGAACTGATCCCTGCCTATTACGCCAGGGACCTGAAACTTTATACCCTGATCAATAACGAAACCATCCGCCTCCGTAAGCAAATCCTGCCGTTTGTATCCAAGTCAGGGGTCCTCTTCACCCTGGCCAATGCCTTCGATAACCTTTCAAACATCGGAATATCCTATATCATCAGGGAATACGAAAAACAGAATCTTCTGACCTTCATGATTGAGATCATGAACATTTTCCTGGATACGGTCGAGGATTGCTATTACCATTTGAACGAGGCCAAACACGTGTATTTCAATGCCACCAACGATGGGTTCATCCGGGATATGGCTGAAAATACCAACTGGGATTTTTCCAGATTGGCCGCCGAGGACTCTCGTTTTGATAAAGATTGTAATCCGGATGCGCCATTGGAAATTACACCGGATTGGGGCAGTTCCATTTCGCTGTTCACCGTTGGCCAGGAGGGAGGGGTGGATTTTGTGAATAGCTCGGCAGGACTCGTTGATAATTTTATCAATGAGTTTTTTGTCAAACCGGATAACCCAAATGGTGTCATGATTAACACCCTCACAGATCAATTTACAGACTATTACAGGCATCATCACGATAAAACCATCATCTATTACCGTGACCGGTATGGGGACAGCAAGAACCCTAACGTGAACAAATCAGCTTCCTACAACGACCAGGCCATCGCCCGGTTGGAAAAAGCAGGATGGACGGTTATCCAGGAAGTGCATAAAGGAATGGAACCACCGCAGCACGACAAATACCTGCTTTGGGGAAATATCCTTAAAGGATCGGATCCGGCATTTCCACAAGTCCGTTTCAATGGTACCAAATGCAAATACACCCTCATATCCATGAACAATACCCAGGTGATCCAGAAAGAAGGGAAATTCTCGAAAAACAAAAAGTCGGAACAATCCAGAACCATCCTCCCGGAAATGGCCACCCACTTTTCGGATTCGGTGGATAAAAGGATCTGGACAAAATATGGTCATTTACTCACGGCTCAATCCACTTTTGTCGCGGCACGAACCTAAATTGTGGCTGGAAATTCCATTCAGAAACGGAAAACGATTTCGAAACTCTAACAGGATTAGAGGACTCCCAAAATCCCAAACTGTGAAGTTTATCAATCTGTTGTAATCGCAGATGCGTTGCGGATCGGCGTTCATCTGTGGAGTGCGGTGGTGGGTTGGCTTAGTTTGTTCACCGGCCGGACTGATCGGTTAATAAAAAGTGCGCGCGGCTGGCTAAGGTGTGGCGCGATCTTTAAATCTCCTGGGATAATTCCTGCGGTATGAGTAGCCGGGCCGATGGGCGGCCTGAATAAATAACTTTGTAACCCTTTTGCTTTGCCAAAAATTCAGTACATTTGGAATTGACATACTTAATTGTTGATTTGCAATATGATAACAGGCACTCCTATATGCAAAATACCCGAAAGTTTTCGTTTAGCATTACTTTAGCGGTAATTGTAACGACACACATGAGACACTTATTTAACATCGGACTTTTGTTACTTCTACTGACTGTTTGCACTGACAGTGGACAAGTCAATTCCACCGCGACAACTGAAAAAACTAATCTGACAAATGATACTGTAATTGATAGTAAGACAATTACGAACGAAATTGCGGGTTCAGCCTATAGAAAAAGGGCAATTGGTTATTTTGTAATTATCGGCAAAGACACTTCTGACTACACTTGTATTTTTACAGAATCAAAAGACGGTGGCAAAGTTGGCATTGACCTAAATATCCCATATTTAAAAGCTTCAATGACCTACCAACAAAGACTTGAAGAATTAAAAATAATATTACCAAAAGCAGCAACCGACTTTGACTTCGACTCATTGACGGGTATTTATTTTGGGCGACTTGTTTTAAGTGGCGACCTTGCTGTTGACGTTACAAAACAGTATCGACAAAAATTTGGAACAAGTAACAAACTTGACGACTATACAATGGTTGGACAGTTTCTTGCAAAGTCAAAATTGGGCGCGGACTTAGACAGCTTATTCAAACCTTATTCAATTTCAGTCGATAAGGTTTCTATTGAAAAGCTATTCTTTACAACAAAAGAGGAACTTTATTGGGCAAGTAAAATTGAGACTGACAGTGCAAACGTTCCAGACAAAATTCTCGACTGTATGACTGAGGTAAAACTGACGAAGAAATGAGAACAACTACCGCTAATCGAGTAGACCGCCCCGCCAACAAGGGGGTCAACATGCTCCGGATTTTTACACCTCTTTTTCAATTTTAGGGGGACAGCATCTGCCGGACTATCATGAAAAACAGAACAGAAAATGAAAAATCAAATAATCCTTTTTACTACATTTTTTATGATAACCGCAACAACATACGGACAGCGACTTAAAGACACGGTTGTAGACATTGATGGTAATGTTTATCATACAGTTAAGATAGGGACGCAAGTCTGGATGGTAGAGAATTTAAAGGTGACTCATTACAGTAATGGTGATACTATACCCAATGTGATAGATTCAATAAAATGGAGCAAACTCACGACTGGAGCTTACTGTAATTACAATAATGACACGAATATTGCAATAACATATGGCAGACTTTATAATTGGTATGCTTTAAATGACAGTAGTAATATTGCTCCAAAAGGATGGCATGTTCCGACAATTAAAGAGTTGGAAAATTTAAAAATATTTTTAGGTGGAGACTGGTTTGCAGGTGGAAAGCTAAAAGAATCAAGAACTAAACACTGGATCAAGCCAAATAAAGGAGCAAACAACAAAAGCGGATTTAGTGCTCTACCCGGTGGCATGCGAAGATAATGGATTATATACTGCTTTAAATTCTGTTGCTTGTTTTTGGACAATATCAGAAAATAATGGGTACCCTCCTCATTCGCGCCCTTTGGATGTGTCCGCAGCTGCTGCAGCTGCTTATGATAAAGCAAGAGAAAGAAGTAAGGAATGTGCAATGTTTTTTCAATTGTATTTTGATAGCCCCATGCTATCAATAAGTATTAGCGGCAGAGGGGAAAATAGAAAATGTGGTTTATCTGTTAGACTCATAAAGGATTAATTGACTATTTGAAAGGACAGACAATATTAGAGATTCCAACTAAACGGTAACAAAGGCTAAAAAAACGGACGGGAAGTGGTAATATGGAACTAATAACAATTAATAATCATCAATAATGTTGGACGGTACAGTTTTCTACTCCCCATTTCCTGACCACGGGTTAACAAATATAAGTTTACTTTCTCATTCATTTTCCTGATGATTTTTTTTTCTAAATACTCTTCAATCCGGCACCAGTTTCTGACAAGGCTCCTGGAAGGACTTGCTCCGGCCTTGGCAGATGCTGTTGCCGGATTATCTTGGTATTTAGAAAGAGGAATCATTACGCTGCTTGGTAATAAAGGTTAGCCGGAATCTGATGATCAATTCCCTGATGACATCGGCGTGTGTTATAGTAATCAAAGTATTCCCGCAACATCGCATAGAGTTCTAAACCGTCTTCCGGACATTTGAGATAGACACAGTCATACTTGACCGAGCGCCATAAACGTTCAATGAAGATGTTATCGATCGCACGACCTTTGCCATCCATACTAATCTTGATATCAGTCTTCTGCAGGTATTCAATCCAGAGAGGGCAGGTAAACTGGCTTCCCTGATCCGAGTTGATGATCTCAGGCTCGCCATGCCTGCGAATGGCCCCTTTTAAGACCTCCAAACTGCAGGCAGCATCCAGTGTGTTGGAAATGGTCCAACCCACGACAAACCGACTGTAAACGTCAATGATAGCCGTTAAATACAAGAATCCTTTGGCCATTGGAATGTAGGTGAGGTCGATAGCCCACACTTGGTTTGATCGTTCAATTTTGAGCCCTTTAAGGAGATATGGGCGGATATACTTCGCCTGCCCCAACTTGCTCAGGTTCCGCTTAGGATAAATGGCCATGAGACCCATCAGCCTCAACAACCGCCGAACGCGCTTATGGTTTGCGATTATACCCAGGGTAAAGAGAAAATTTTTCATCCCGATTACGCCCTCCGAGGCATGAAACAGATAATGCTCGTCCATCAACCGCATAGCATTCCGATTCTTTTCGGACTCTTCCAGGGGTTTGTAATAGAAGCTGCTCCGGCTTACAGACACCAATTTACATTGGCACCGTATACTCAGAGCATCTTGCTGATCAATCATTTGCAACCGATCACTCATAGCCCCAGTTTCTTTAAGTTTTTTTTTACAAAGTCCCGTCCCATCTCCAACTGACCGATTTTGGCATACAACTTTTCAATATCCGGTCCCTCTTCTTTTTCGACCCGTTTTCGGTCAAAAAGTTCCGGTGCCCGTTCTAAAAACTCCTTTTTCCACCTTGCAATCTGGTTCGGATGCACGGCATATTTCGTCGCAATTTCACTCAAAGTCTCTCGCTCCTGGAGCGCTTCAATCGCAACCTTGGCCTTGAAGGCTGCCGAATGTTGTTGTCTTTTTGCTTTCATATTCACTGGTTTAAAGTTAAATTTTTCACCTTAACCAGTGGTCCTAATATTGGGTAGTATTATAGCCATCGAAGTGCCGTTTACCGATGCCATTCCAAGTGATTACGACGGTGTGATGGGTGTGCCTATTAGTTTTCTCGATAAATATTCCCCTGAGCAGTTCGAGATTATCGGCTATGAAAAAAGTTATCACCTTAGAACTAAAATTTATCCAAACCAGATACAGATTGATAAAAATGGCAAGAGAAGCAATGTTACCAAATTGAATGACGGCTGTACGATAAAAGTTCCTACTCAACCGGATGATATGACCTATTATGTGGTTGATAACGAATATTATGTGCAATCGTTTAAGCGGATTTTTATTAAGCAAAGGGAAAAGACAATATGAAAACAACACTCAAAACCGATATCACCGTCGCAGCTATTTGCCAGGGATTTGTCTACAACGAACTTGAAGGCAAGGGGTTGTTTGGCCTGTCGGGCAAATTAACCATCCAGCCGGAGTACCAGCGCAACTATATCTACGCCGATGGTAAAAAAGATGTGGCAGTTATCGAATCAATCCTCAAGGGCTATCCGCTAGGCTTAATATACTTTGTTAAAGTGAATGATGATAAGCTGGAAGTTTTGGATGGTCAACAACGTATTACCAGTTTTGGACGGTTCGTTACCAACAAATTTGCCGTCAGGGATGAAAACGGTATGGAGCAATATTTTAGCGGTATTGCCGCCGATAAGCAGGCCAGGATTTGGGAAACGAAACTAACCATTTACGAATGTGAAGGCAGCGAAAGTGAGATAAAACAGTGGTTTCGGACGATTAATATAGCTGGCATTCCGCTTAATAATCAGGAATTACTCAACTCCATCTTCTCAGGACCATTTGTAACACTCGGCAAGGAGGAGTTTAGTAATAGCCAAAACTCCAACATCCAAAAATGGAGCGCATATGTATCGGGTAGCGCCAACCGGCAGGAGTTTTTGGAATGCGCTCTGGATTGGGTGAGCAAAGGTAATAGTAGCGATTATATGAGCCGACACCGCTTTGACACGAGCATTACTGAATTAAAAACCTATTTCAATAGTGTAATTGAATGGGTTTCAAGTGTGTTTAAAGATGTTGAGAGTGAGATGCGCGGGCTGGAGTGGGGGCAATTGTACGAAAACTATCACAAAAAAGCTTATGATCCAGCTAAAGTGTCGGAAGAAGTGCAGAAGCTCATCGGTGACCCATATGTCAAAAACCGTAAGGGTATTTTTGAGTACATTCTTGGCGGTTCTGTCGACACGAAATTGCTTGATATCAGAGTCTTTGACGAGGCAATCAAGAAATCAGTTTACTCAACACAGACTGCTAATGCTGAAACTAAAGGTGAATCAAACTGTCCGCTTTGTGCCCTTGGACATGATGCCAACAAGAGAAAGATTTGGAAGTTGCCTGATATGGACGCCGACCATGTAGCAGCATGGAGCAAGGGTGGCGCAACAGAATCCAGGAACTGTCAGATGTTGTGCAAGACCCACAATCGAGCAAAAGGAAATCGGTAATGGACCACATGAAAGCGAAATGCACATGGGTTGGATAGAAATTCTGTTGTCTTGTTCCCAAGGGGGTAGCTGTCGGATTGCCGTATTCCTTGACCGTTAACAGGCTTCGGGGCCGCTGCTTCTGTTTGGTAATACGATAAAGTAACCATCTGAATTATTCCTGGCCAAGAGATAAAAAGATATCTTTGAGGGAGCTACTTTTTCCTGAAATACCCCTGGATTTACGGTAAAAATCTATGATGAAAGAAGAGACGATCATAAAACATTTCCACCAGCTTTACGAGATTATACAGCAATCTCGTTCCAAAGCTTTGCATTCGGTCAACTTCGAACAGCTTAATTTATTCTGGCAGGTGGGCGCTTTCATAGATCAGAAATTAACCGGAGGAGCCTGGGGTGATAAAGTAGTGGATGAATTTGCGACCTGGCTAAAAGAAAAAGACCCATCCGTCAGGAATTTCGACCGGCGAAACATTTACCGTATGCGTGAGTTCTTCCTTTCCTGGCACAATGTAAATTGGTCTTTAGATACTTCCGGATTATCAATTGGGGTTTCATCAAAACCTCAATTGCAAATCATTGATAATAACCACGGTGTAATTGTGGTTTCAGCGAAACCACAATTACCGGAAATGCCATCGTGGTTGGGTACAATCCCCTGGACACATCATTTAAACATTCTCTCAGGTACAAAAGATGTTGAAGAAAGAGTGTTTTATATTTTGCTTACTCAGCGGGAGAAGTATACGGTAAAAGAACTACGGAGGCAGTTTACCAGCAGTATGTATGAACGGCAAAAACTCAGCAGCAAAAATATCATTTCCAAAAATCATCCGAAAGCGGATGAATTCCACCAATTTTTCAAGGATCGTTATGTATTCGAATTCCTCAATATGCCAGACATCTTCAGCGAAAGCGATTTGCAAAAGGCCTTGGTTTCTAAGCTCAAAAAGTTCATTCTTGAGCTTGGACGTGACTTCATATTTATGGGCGAAGAGTATCGCCTTATCGTTGGTCTGCGCGACTTCCATGTTGACTTGCTTTTTTTCCATCGCGAGCTGCAATGCCTTGTTGCAATTGAACTTAAAACTGTAGAATTTGAGCCTGAACACCTTGGAAAGCTTAACTTTTACCTCGAAGCACTGGACCATGACGTAAAGAAGCCTAACGAGAATCCCTCCATAGGTTTGTTGCTTTGCAAAACAAAAAACGATGCAGTTGTGGAATATGCCCTTAGTCGGAACTTGAGTCCGGCACTTATTGCTGAATATGAAACCCGGCTCATTGACAAAGGTGTTTTGAAGAAACTTTTACGGGAATGGTACGAAAACATAGAAAGTTCACAGGACGAGTCCTAAGGATATAAAGATTTAGAAAAATCAGTCAATCAACACTCCCTGAATTTTCATAAGCCTTACTGGCTTCTTCGTCCCGCGTATCTCCCGCAGTAATTGTGTCCTTTTTTCTAGTTATCCCTCTCAATATCTTGGCAGCAAATCAATCAATATGGCTGCGAAGATCAGAAGGAACTTAATGCTGAAAGCCCTCGATATCAAGGAGACTCCCTCCGGTGACCAGGTATCGTTCAGCATGATATTCATCAAGAAAGACGGGGAAAGGGTATTTGTACCCCGAGCCGTATCAACCGGATTGCCATATTCACTTTCAGCGAACCGTTTAAGGGGAATTCTTCCCATTGATTCCAGCGGCAATAAAATAGGACATGTTTATCCGGTTTGCATCGACAATATTCTGGAGTATAACTCCCTGGAGGTAATACTGTAATGGCTAAGATTCTTTGGAATAAACAAGGCGATCCGCTGATGGCTTATGGTAAAACCTATTTCGCCACCACGACCGGTGCACCGGAGGAAGTAAAGCCGGTTAAACCCGTGGAAGAACTGGATTATACCGAGTTATTCGAAAAATATACCGTGAGCCCCTGGGGGACGGGTAATGATTTCCCGGCCCAGGCACTGGATATCATCGGACGCACGGGTGTGCTTAACACCGGCTTAAAGTATATAAGAAACTTCACGCTGGGGCAGGGCATATTCCCGGTGAAGGTTACCGGGTACAATGACAAGGGGGATGAAGTCCTCGAAGTGATAAACAACCCGAAAATAACCTCATTCCTGGAAGGTAGGATCGTTCGAAGGTACATGTCAAATACCTTGCGCGATTACTTCAAGCTGGGGATCTCATTTGCAGAACTCATAGCCAACGCGGACGGTACACAAATAGTGGGTATCTCGACCATAAACGCCCAGCATTGCCGGCTCACCCAGGCCGAGAAAGGGATTATCCGTAATTGCGTGATTCACGGCAACTGGCCAGATCCACCGGCAGAAGCATTTAAAACATTACCGGTACTGGATAACTACGATCCGGAATCCGACCTGATCTCCCGGAGGATAGCCGGGAAAACGGCCGGTAAATCATTTGTTTACCTGGTCCGTGATGAATGGGGTAACGAGGATTACTACCCGTTGCCTGCCTGGTACTCCGCTTACCGTGCCGGATGGATCGATATTGCCAACCAGGTGCCGGTATTCCTTAAACGCGCGTATGCCAACCAAATATCATGGTTATGGCATATCAAGATCCCATACGCCTATTGGGATAAACGTTACCCAAAATCCCAATACAAGAACGAGGTCGAACGCATGGCGATGATTCAAAAAGATATGGACGAGATCGAAGGATCCCTGACCGGCACCGCCAACGCCAACAAGGCCATTTTTTCCCATTATGCCGCCAACGCATCCGGTAAACCTGAGGAAATGTGGTACATCGAACCACTGGATAACAAGTATAAAGAAGGCGATAAGCTGATCACATCGGCGGCAGCCAATTCCGAGATCCTGTTTTCCCTGATGATCAATCCAAATGTCCTGGGAGCCGGGATGCCGGGAGGAACCTATGCCGGGAACCAGGGAGGATCCAATATCCGCGAAGCATTCCTGGTAAACATTGCCAATGCCTGGTTGGATCGGCAAAACGTGCTGGATCCCATCGTGGCCTATCTGGGATTCAATGGAGTGAAAGATGTTCAGCTCCGGTTCCGCAATACCATCTTAACAACCCTTGATACCGGTGCCGGTACCCAAAAACAAATCAATTGACATGCTGTTCAAATCATCCCTGAACGCGAAAATGGAGGAAATCCGGAAGTATGTTCCGGTAAGCGCTGCAACTTCATTCGGAAACATCTCGGCATTTATCCAAAGCTCGGAGGTCAGTTATATCATCCCTTTGCTTGGAGAAGAATTATACGAACAGCTACTTGCCTATTACACCACGCCAACGACCTTACCAACAGGAATTACCACCGAAAACAAAACTCAATTTGATACACTGATCGAGTATGCACAGCGCGCATTGATCAACCTGACTTACTATTCCGGTTTTGATTTTATCAATACTATCATGAACGATGCCGGGTTTCATCGGCAGGAATCGGACACCGAAAAAGGTTTGTACAAGTACCAGGAGGATGCCGTCAAATCAGGATTCCGAAACAATGGATTCAATGCACTGGATACCATGCTCCGATACATAGAATCGCATATTGAAGTATTCGAACTGTTCAAGTCGAGTCCCAATTATACGCTCCGCAGAAAGTCGATCATTCCCGATACGCTTACCTTCGATGCCATATTTGATATCAACGGCTCCCGGCTGGTGTTCTTAAAACTCTGCCGTTTCATCGCCCAAGTTGAAGATTTCGAAATCGGAGCCCTGCTGGGAACAAAACTATACAACCTGGTTAAATCCGAAATCGTGAAAGATTCTCCGGATGCCAGTATCCTTGCTCTCATTCCGCATATCCAAAGACCATTGGCTTATTTGGCAGTCAGCAGGGCATCCTTCCAGCTGGGTATGAATGTAACGGACAAAGGACTTTTCTTCGAATCCCAGGAAACTACCCTGCTGAACTCTTCGGTCCAAAAATCCCTCACCGACCAGCAGTATTATCTGTTGGCCACCAAGTGCGAGAAAACCGGCAATGATTACCTGGAATTGCTCCGATCATTCCTGCTGGCCAATAATTCCGACTATCCGCTTTACCGTTCTTCGGGAAGTTCACTATTTATCCGATCCAATACCGGAAAAACAACCACCTGGGTATGACACCTATCGAACTGGAATATTTTCCTTCGCGCTGGATCCGTTTTTCCCGAAAACTCAAAACCACGCACCCGGATTCCTGGAGTGAACTGTCGGCCGACCAGATGATCGCTGCCGTTCGGGTGATGCAGGAGACCATCACTGATGATGAGCTCATTGCATCCATGCTGAAACTTAAAATTCGTCTGGCCAAAAGATTATCCTCCTTTCAGAAATTCTGCATCATCGACTTATTGAATTTTCTGGATACTCATACCCCCTATTACGAATTCATTCTCCCTGCGATCGGCAAGTTCTCCCGACCACAACCCAGGCTAAAGGACGAAACATTCAGTACCTTCATCTTCGCTGAAACATTCTTCGAGAAATACGCGGCCACCGGCGACAAAGCGTTTTTAGCCAAATTCATTTCCTGCTATTACCGAACCGGAGCATTCCGGGAAGCAGATATTAAAATCAATTCAGCAATCATTGCGAGACTTCCGGCCGATGAGCAAGAGGCCATTTTCCTCAATTATTACCTAATCCGCCAGTGGTTCGTAGAACAGTACCCAAACGTATTCGAGCCGGCCGCGGACCAGACGAAAAAAGAAAAATCATCCTGGATAGACGTCTACGATGCGATTGTCGGAGACGACATCGTAAAGGAAGCCGAGTACGCCAACCTTCCGATATCCACCGTACTCAGGTATCTCGATAAACGCATCAAAACCAACAGACATGAAGGCAAAGTTTCTAGATCTCGTTGACTATTTCGAGACACTGGCCATGCTGCATCGTGGGATACAGCACACCGAAGAGGAAAAGCATTTCTTCCGGTTCGAGCTGGAAGAAATGCTGACCGGCATGAAGTCAAACCTGAACTACCCGGCCCTGATCCTGGAAGGATATGATTTTAATTTCGTGGATGAAGATTCCGACAACTTGCAAAAACGGGTAAGCTGCGCCTTTATGCTGCTCGGGAAGGTCAGCGATAAAGGGGATTTCGATGCCATTCATAATCTTTGGGATAAGCTCGAGGAGATCGGTGATGAAATCGTGGTAAAAATCCTCTCGGATAAACGGGATCGCCAGACCGATTGCCTGGCTTACTTCCATGCCCGTTCGATAACCGGAACACCCATCACCGATATGAACCTGATTCATTACGGATTCCGGTATGCTTTCGAATTATCCTGGCCGGTGAATAATGATGTGGATCCCACAAAATGGAGTACCGATGGATCATACTGAAACAGATGCCTACAATGCCCTCATAACCAAATGGGGATTTAAAACGCGGAGCATGCTAAAAATTAGCGTGGCCCGGCTATCTATGAAAGGCAAGAAAGAACTGGTTACCCGTATTCAGTTTAAAAGCAAAAAGGATTTCGGAGAGATCGAAGCGGCCATATTCAACTTCCCGCAACACGGTGTATTCTTCCATAAGGGAGTAGGCCGGGGATACATCATGGTAGCAGGAACGGTGGTTAGGGGGAAACGGAAAGACAAGAGTCATTCTGCAAACCATCCGAATAATGCAGTCATCCACCCGGCATCCGGACCGCTCAAACGGCATCCCAAAGATTGGTTCAACCCGGTTTTTATCAAATCCATCCCCGTACTCGCCGATATCATCGCCAGCACTAAAGCAGATAACATTTTCGAAGTCAAACACCTTAAACTGAACACCTGATGGCCAGAGAATACACACGGGAGATTTACTTGTATATCAATGGCAAGCAGATCAATAACGATATTAAAAGCATCCGGGCCGAGATGCAGCTTTTGGTGAATGAGCAGGCCAAGATGATCGTTGGTTCCAAAGAATACGTGGCCCACGGGGAGAAGATCCGATCCCTGAAAGGAATTCTGAACGAGCATTCCCTTCAATTGAAAAACATGAACCGCTCCTGGAAAGAAACCATGGGTGCCATGGGCGATTGGTTCAACCGGTTCCAGGCAGTCGGGGTAGCTGCGATAGCTACCATTGTTGGTGTGGTGATGGCATTCCGGAAAATCACCGAGGCCTCGATGCTGATGGAGGAACGTCTGGATAACCTTTCCGCGCTCACCGGATTAACCGGCCGGTCATTGGATTGGCTGGGCCAGCGGGCAAAAGACCTCTCGGTATCCGTCACGGAAACCGGAGTGCGCATCAAACAATCCGCCACTGATATTGTCGATGCCTATACCAAAGTAGGATCCCAGCGCCCGGAACTGCTGAAAAACAAGGAGGCACTGACCAAAGTGACCGAGGCAGCCATCACATTGTCGGAGGCTGCCAAATCCAAGCTCGAACCCGCAACCCTTGCCCTGACAACCACCATGAATCAGTTTAATCTGGGTGCCGGTGAGGTCAACCGGATCATCAATACTCTGGCTGCCGGATCCCTGGTCGGTGCCGGGGAAATTCCATACCTAACGGAAGTCATGGAGAAATCCGGTACCACGGCCAGCCTGATGGGAATCTCCATCGAGCAAATGACCGGTATCATTGAAGGAGTTGCACCAAAATTCCAATTGGCTGAGGTGGCTGGTACTGCCCTCGACCGCGTCCTGCTGGAGCTTCGCAAACGAGGGATCGGTTTTAAGGATGGAGTATTCGATATCAACCGTGCAATTGATGAACTCAGCGCCCGTTACAAAAGCGGTGAATCAGCAGTTAAAATATTTGGGGTGCACCAGGCCAAAATGGGTGAAATACTGGTCATGAATCGGGATAAGATCAATGAATTCACAAAAGGAGTCACCGGAACCAAAGTCGCCTTTGAACAGGCCGGGAAGAATACCGATAACATGGCCGCTAAACTGGCACAGGCGAAAAACAAAGTTACCCTCATGTATATTGAGGTAGGCGAAAAATTGGCTCCGGCCATGATCTTCTCGACCAATACCTTGAATATTTTCCTCCGGACCATGATGGCACTCCCTAAGATTATCAGCGACAACTGGGTACTGATCGTTTCTCTGGTTGGAGCAGTCCTGGCTTATAATGGAGCATTGATTGCATCAATCGCCGTGTCCGTGTGGGAACGCGCTGCCAAACTATTGAGCATTAAATCTACCGCTCTTCAAATCCTCATGACCGAAGCCCAAACTGCTCAAATCGCAAAACTTACTTTAGTGCAGAAAGCAGCAGTTGTTACCCAGTGGCTTCTGAATGCAGCCCAGGCGGCTAACCCGGTATTGGATCGGATAAATAGTGAACTTCCCGAAGAACGGTAAAGCGGATAGTCGGAATTATTGGCCAGCAGGAATGATCGGAGCAATTCCAGG